TCAGGCCCTCCATTGGCTAAGCGCGCGCATCAGCCCGCTATCGGGGGCGTGATCGCTGGGTGTCCAGTTGCGGGCCTCGAGCTGCGCATCGCTGTAGGCGGGCCGCGTGACCGCGCTCAGTTCGAAAAGGGCCGCGCGCGTCACGGTGCGGCGCATGTCGCCGCCCTGCGCCTCGATCCGCTCGCCATCCGGGGCAACGCGAAAGCCGGGGGAAAGGCCCCGGATCAGCCCGGCCCGGTGCGCCTCGAGGAAGTCGCGTGCCCAGGTGGTGCCCGGATCAATCCGGGCCTCGAGGTCAAGTCCCGCGGCGGTGTCGCGCAAGGTCAGGGTGCCCGCGGTGGTCGAGGCCAAGGGCTTCTGGTAGTCGTGACCGCTCAGAAGGTGGATTTCCGCGCCCGCCTCGATCCGCGCGGAGAAGGCGCGAGGGGCGATCACCTCGATGCGCCGCCCGCCTGGCCCCTCGCCAAGGACGGCGGGGGCGTTGTAGGGGAAGCGCCCGCGCAAGCGCGCGCCCCCGTTTTCGTCCTGGCGCAGTTCCAGCGCGCCGCCCTGTGCTGCGCCCCAGAGCATTATTGCAGCCCCGTCAGAACTTCGAGCTGCACCGCGCGCGCCACGGTGATATCCATGGTCGCCAGCGCGGTCAGGCGCAGCCCCCCGGACTTCGCGTCGGTGTAGGGATCGCGGATCAGGTCGACCGCGCCCCAGGTGGCGACGAAGAAAGGCGAGACGCCGCCCGCCGTGGTGGTCAGAAGCGCCTTGGTCACCAGCGGATCACCTGCCGGGGCCGCGAGGCCATTGGTGGACATGGCGACATTGCCCGCCGGGATGTTGCGGGTCAGGCGCTCCCATTCGGATACGGCGGTGCCGCTGATAAGCGTATCGTCGAGGTCCGACCAGACTTCAGGCCGGATCATCATGCGCACCGCGTCGGGCGATGCGGCGGCATTGGCCGTCATGAAACGCACCACGGCTGCACGGAATGCCGACCAGCTCGGGGCCGCGTCGATTGCGGTCGCGGTGATGCCATAGGTCGAGGCCCCGGCGATCACGCCCAGGGGCTCGCCGCTCGAGCCCGCGCCCAGGAAGGTTGCGCGATCCACCTCTTGCGACATGGCCCCATTCATGTCGCGCCGCACCGCCTGTTCAAGCGCCTCGCCGGACTGTTTCAGCGCCTTGCGGGTGATCTTCATCTGAACGCCCATGGTCTGGTTGGGCGCAAGGGGCTTGTCGGTGGTGGCGTAGGCGGCAGGCCCGCCCACATCGCCGGTTTCGGTGGCCTGCCAGCCGACCGATGCGCCGGACGTCGCCACCGGATACTCGAGCTGGCCTTGGCCCACATTGATCATCTGGCCACCCATGCGGGCCGCGACCGATCCGGGAAAAAGCCGGTCGATGATCGGGCGGGTCTGGATGGGGTCGGTCGTGCCGCTTGCCACCGTCTCACCGGCGCGGCGCTCGAGGGCCTGCCACGGCACCGGGATGCCCTGATAAGCCCCCTGACTGCGCAGCTCGGTCACGATCTCGGCGGTCTGCCCGTCGATCTGGTGGCCGTGGTCGAGGGCCATGGCGATCTGGCGCAGCTCGAACCCGCCCAGCATGGTCTGCCATTCCGCTTCCGAACGGGTCTCGAGTTCGGCCCCGGCTTCGCGGCGCTCTTCATCCTCGGCGATCAGGGCGGCACGGTAGCGGGTTTCGTTGGTGCGATATTCCGCGTCCAAATCGGCCATGGCGCGGGTTTCATCTTCGGTCGGGCTTTCCTTGCCCACCAGTTCGGCCAGCTTCTGGCGGATTTCGGATTGCCGCCGCTGGATTTTAACAGAGTCGAGCATGATCATTCCTTTCTGCTCTTGGGATTTCGCCGGTTTCGGCGCTGTATGTCCGCCACCATTCATGGACGGCGGCGCACATCTTTTCGGCCCGGTGCTGCCGGGCGGGATCGGCGCGGATGCGCTGAATGCAGGTATCGGGCGGGGTCAGGATCGCGACAGGGCGCAGGCGGCGCAGCGCCAAGCGCCACGCGGTGCGCTCGGCTTCGGTTGCGGCCAGCTTGACCAGCCAGGCGACGCCCAGGCGGCGCTCGGCCAGCGAGTGAAGATCATGATCATGCGCAACAAAGGCGGCGCGCTGCACGTCGCGATCATCGGTCCAGGGCTGCCCGCCCGCCTCGATCAGGTAACGGTCGAGATTGATCACCAGATCACCGGGGCGTGCCTGTGCCCGGACGTGGCTCGATTTGCCCGCGCCCGGCGGGCCGAACACCAGATTGACCGGGATCCTCGAGGGTTGCAGGCCATGGGGCAGGCTGAATTGGCGGCGCGCGTTCTTCTCGAGAGCGCTCACCGCCAAGTTCCAATCGCGGCGGGCGGGCGGTGTCGGGTTGTGGCCGCACTCGAGCCGCGTCTTGCGGGTATGGCAGGACGGGCAGAGCGTTTGAAGGTTGGTCGGTTCATAGCTCAGATCGGGCGCATCGCGCACCGGCTTGATATGATCCACCTCGAGCCGCCCGCGCGCGCCGCATTTCACGCAGGCCCCGCCGTCGCGTTCCATGATCTCCATGCGCAGCGTGCGCCAGCGGGCGGTGCGGGTGATATGCCGGCTGTGCCGGGCGTGATCCTTTCTCAAAGCCATGTCGCGCGCACCTTCTTCTGAGGGCGGGCGGAAATGCGCGCGCCTTCGGCCACCGCGAGAACAGACGCTGCCGCCGCGTCGATCCGGCCCATGGAACGGGCCTTGGCAATCTTCATGTTGTTGGCAGGGTCGCGCAGACAGACGGTATCGGCGAAGGCGCTGCGCAGCAGCAGAGACGGGCGCGATTTCACCTTGCCCTCGAAACAGGCGCGGCGGAATCGTTCCGCATCCTCGCCACCGTCGCGAAAGCCCTGACCGCGCCAGATCACCGGGCACCGGATGCCCGCCCGCTCGATCGCTTCGCCGATCTCGGCTTGCTTGTAGCGATCGGCGGTGATCGCGATCACGTCTTGCCCCTTCACCTGCGTCATCACCTCAATCAGCCAGGACGCAACGGGCACCGTGCGGTCTCCGAGGGTGGTCAGCTCGCCGCGCTCGTGCATCTCGACATATCGCCCGGCCACGCCGTCTACCTGCCCCCGGTCCAGCAGCGTCGGCATGCTGGGGAAAGTGCCAAGCGCCTCGAGCCGGGCAGTCTCGGGCCAGTAGAACGCCGCCGCCGACATGCTGGCCGATCCGCCCAGGTCGATGCCGATCACAACGCCGCCCTGGCGTGGGGGCAGTTCTTCGACTTCGCAGGCCAGCCATTCGTCGATGGTCAGCAGCATGTCGCGGGTCTCCCCGCTCACACGCTCGTTTCGGTTGAACAGGCGGAACGTGGTCAGGTTCGATCCGCCTTGCGCAATTGCCCGCTTGGCCTGCGCCACCAGCCATTCAGGATTTGCGCCGATGCCATGCACCGCGCCGGGGTTGGCCTCGAGAAGCGAATCCAGATCATCGGCAGGCAGGCCGGGGGCGGGGCGATGCTCTTGCACGTATGAGCCGGGCAGAGGGTCATCAATCCATCGGCTGAAAGGGTGCGTGTCGTCGGGGGCCGATGTGGATATGATCAGCGCCCGCCCGCCGCGCTTGCCCAAGCCGGACAGCAGCGCCGCCTCGAGCTCGTCGCCGCGATCAAGCGGCCAGTGGCCGCGCTCGTCGAGCAAGGCGAGGGTCGGGGCGCTGCCCAGGGCAGATTTTGCATCTGCGGCCAGCACGCGCAGCACATGCCCGCCGCCGTCGCCTTCGAATTCGATCTCGAGGCGCGGCGCGCGGCGATAGATCAGCCGCTTGCCGATCTCGGGGGGCAGAGAGGATGCGAGCCCGGCGGCGAAGTCCCAGCCAATCCGGCCCTGGTCTCGGGTGCGCGCGGCCCAGAGTATTTCGCGGCGGGGCTGGCGATCAATCACACCGACCAGCGCGGCCAGCGCGACACCGGCAGAAAGCGCCGATTTGCCCGCGCCGCGCCCGACGCTCAGAATGGCGGTGGTGACGTCATCGGCCAGCGCCCCCTCGAGGAATTGCCTTTGAAACGGTGCCAGGCAGATCGGATCGCCAGCCTTCGGGCCTTCGGGGACGCGCAGAGTCTCGAGGAATTTGGCGGCAAGTTCGGCGCGGGTCAGCCCCTCCCAGTTTTCGCCGGGCGCGAAAATTGTAAAGTCCATCTGTCGGTTACGGGCCTGTGCAGAAACCGGGGCATTGGGACCATTTCCAAAGAGGTCTGACTGTGTATCGCCGTGGTTCATTGTCTCGCGCGTGTCTCTCTGCTCAACCGTTCTTCCCCGTCTCGCCCTCTGCTCATTGGTGAGGGTTGCTGTGACGGTCAGAAAGCGGGTTACCGTGGCAGGGGATAAAACCCCGCCGCCCGCCCTGACCGCCGCGATCTTGCCTGCTCACCGGAGCCGGGCCGCCGCTTAGGCCAGACCTGCCTTTCCCTCGGCTCGGTCCGCTCTCCCATGTTCACCGCCTCGAGGGTGGCAGTGGGGCCTTAGGGCTTGGAGAGACCGCGAGACGCGGAATAGCTGCCCTTGTGCTTTGGCCCGTTTCCCGGTAGCACTGTGTAAGCGATAGCCCCGGCTAACCCGTGAAAGCCGACTACCGCCAAACGGCCCGCCCTTGCCCGGCGGGCCTCTTTTCTTTGTCACCTCTCGATCATGTCCATCTGCTCGCACTCTTCGGTGCCCAGCTCGGCGATCATGCGGCGCATGATCCATGCTTGCTTCTGGGTCGGTCGCCAGCCGGGCCGCTTCCCGTGACGGGCGATGCTCTTGACAAAGCCCTTGGCCCATTCGTCGCTGCCGTCAGCCATGACGCGGCGCAGCAGGCGCGGCCAATGCACGGTCATGATCTCGTCGAGTTCTGCCTCGGTCACAGCCCCACCCCCCGGTATCGCGCGCCGATTCTGGCCATGTGCGGTGCGTGGGTGGCGCCCTTGTTTTCGCCGGGCGATCTGGCATCGAAGAGGAAACAGGCTTGGTCGATGACGGCATGCGCCAGATCGCGCGGAATGCTGTCTGCCTTGTCGCCAAACCCCGCCGTGTAGGTGATCGCGATCCGGCTCGGGCTCAGTTCGTAGTAGGGCGCGAGCCAGCGGATGGACGGACGGTTGCCGCCTTCAAACTCGAATTCCGTGAAGGGCTCGCCATCGAAAGTCACCTCGGGCACATGGTCTTGCGCCACCGGGCCGATGGGAAGGCGGGTGGTGTATTGCTGCACCGGGTCGAAGATCACGACGCGGATGGTCTGCGACAGCAGCGCGATTTGTGCGAAGCTCTCGAGTTCCAGCGCCGCCGCCTGGGCGAGGTTCTGCACCTCGAGCATAAAATCGGGGTCGTCGGCCCTCAGCCCGGCTTGCACCTCGTCCAGATGGAAGGGCAAGCCGCTAGCAATCGGCTCCCTGTTCACGATCATCTTCATATCTCGCGGTCCTTTCGATCCGGGGTCGCTTGCGGGGGTGACATGGGTGAGGAAGGCGGATTGATCGCCGGGCGGCATCGCCTCGAAGCTGGCGAGGGCAAAGGCTTTCAGTTCGGCCCGCGTGGCGCGGCCCGCCCATGATCGCGCATCGGACATGCCAGAGAGAAAGGCAGGGCGCGGGGGGCCTTCGGAGCCAAGGCTCGCGCGCGCCACCTCGAGGCGATCCTCGAGGGGCAGGGACGCAAGTGCGGATTCGGCCAGGGCCGCGCGCTCATAATCGAGCAACTTCTCGCGCGCTTTGATGGTGAAGGCTTGCCAAAGCTCTTGGTCGGAGCCGGTCAGGCAGGCGACTAGGCAAGAGCCCATCCAATAGTGGCAATCCGCAATGGTCGCGCCCCTGTTATCAGGTTCGCCATGCGTTCCGCTTATGTCCTGATAACTTTTCGGGCCTAAATCGCGGTTCTTGTTCGCGATTTCGCTGGATTTGCAATCCGCTGCGTCACCACTCCGCCAACTCGCCCACGGGTGATAGGGCAT